AATCCGCCGCGCCGCCGTCGCCGCGCTGTTCCCCCGCATCGCCGCCGCCCTCGCGGCCAAGCGTGGGGGCGCCGCCTGATGGATGCCGACATCTTCGACCTCGAGCACGCCCGCGCGCCCAAGCGCCGGCCCGTGGCGACCGACACCGCGACCGGCGACCTGTTCGCGCCCGCGCCACCACCGCACAACGGGACGGAGACGAGCCGCGATGCGGCGCGGAAGATCGCGCCGAAGGCCGGCGCCCTCAGAGCCGTCGTGTACGACGCGATCTGCATGGCGGGCGCCGGCGGCATCACGCGCTCGGAGCTTGCCGCCGCCCTTGGGATGAAGAAGGACACCGTCAACGCGCGAGTCTCCGAGCTGATCTCGCGCGGGCTGGTGAAGGTGGTCGGCCGCCGCGACGGCGAGGGGCTGCTCTACCCGACGGGGGCGAGCACGTGAACTGGATCCGCATCGCGCGCGGGATGAAGGACGACCCGCGCATCTTCACGCTCGCCGCCGCCTGCAAGGTCCGGCCAGCCGAGGCGGTGGGCCTCATCGTCAACGTGCTGGTCGAGCTCCCAGACCACGCCCGCGACGGCGACCTGTCGGGCGTACCAGCGGGCACCGTCGAGGCGTGGGCGCGGTGGCACGGACGCCCGGGGATCTTCGACGCGGCTTTCCGTAAGTCGTTGTGCGAGAACGAGAAGGTGCGCTCGTGGGAGAAGCACAACGGCCCAGCCGTGCGCGCGCTCGAAGCCGCCAAGCAGCGGTCGAAGGACTGGCGCGAACGCAAGGAGAAGCGACCACCGAACGCCGAACGTACGGCGAACGCAACGCATACGGAACGCGTCACGTCACCCGAACCGAACGCGTCACGTTCGCCTCTACAAGACAATACAAGACAATACAAGACAGAACTACAAACCCACACCACCACCGCGCGCGAGGCGGGGGCGCTGGTGTTCGACCATCCCGCCGCCCAAGGCGCGTACGCCGAGATGCGTCGGACGGCGCCCAACCCCGCCGCGTTCGACGCCATGCTCAAGACCGTGGCCGACCCGATCACCGGCGGGCCGGCGTACACGTGGCCAGAGATCGGCGCGGCGCTGGTTGAGCTCGCCCCGCAAGGCGGCGTGCCGAGCGCCGTCTCGGTGCGGGCCTTCTGCCGCCGCGTCCGCGCCGGCGAGTCGGTGCCGGGCGGGGGCGACGACGCCGACGCCGTGATTGCGCGCAGCTTCGCCAAGGCCGAGGCCGAGCTGCGCGCCCAGCAGCAGGGGGCCGCATGACGCACAACCCGCAACTCCGCGCCGCGCTCACCCGGGCGATCCAGCGCCTGCTGGCCGTGCGCCCGAACGCTCGAGCGAAGATCACCGAGGCGCTGCTCGACGAGTGGGTCGCCGCCTTGAACGGCGTGGCGCTGGCCGCGATTGACGAGGCGGTGGCGCGGTGCAACGCGGCCGAGGAGTATTTCCCGAGTCCCGCCACGTTCCGGCGCTACGTCCGCGAGGTCGCGGCGGAGCAGGCCCGCGAGCGGGGCGAGCAAGTGCCCCGCCAAGGCACCCAGGAGCCCGCCTGCCTGACGTGCGGGCGGGTGGAGGCCGAATGGGTCGAAGTCGTGCCGATCGGGTCGCAGACGGGCTTGGCGCGCATGTTTTGCCGGTGCGCCGTGACGCTCGGGCACGCGATGTGGCCGCACGAGTGGGAAGCGGCCAACCGGCCGGCGCTCCGGGGGGCGGCGTGACGGTCCGCCTGACCCTGCCGTGGTCCCCCTGCGCCGTCCCCGACAACGCGGCGTATCGGGCGGTGTCGGGCCGCGTCCTGCTGTCCAAGCGCGGGCGGGAAGCCAAGGCCGCGACGTTCGACCGAGCCTTCGAGGTCACGCGCGGCCGGCTCCTGTCCGGCCCGCTGGCGCTCACCTGCATCGGGTTTCCTCCGGATGCGAGGGTGCGCGATGTCGGGAATTTGCGGAAATTGGTGACGGACGCGCTGCAGGGCGCGGTGTACGGGAACGACGCGCAGTTGATCGACGAACGCTGGACCCTCGGCCCGATCGACCGATCGACGCCGCGGCTGGAAATCACCGTTGAACCGGCGGCAGCCACCGCCAGGGGCAGAGTATGAGCGAACGAGGGCATTTGGACTTGCGCGTGCATGTCCACGACGAGTCAGTGCGCGCGATTCTTGATCGGACCCGCGACGCGGAGACGCGCCTGCGGGCGCTGGAGCGGGCGGTGCGGGAGCTGTTGGATGGTGCCGCGACGGCCGACGATTCGTACCGGATGCGGGCGCAGTGGACAGTCCTGCGGGACGCCATCCCCGCCAATTCCGACGCCGCGCCAGCGGAGCCGACGCCCGCCGCGCCCGCGACCTACTGGCAAGGCGAGATGCAAGTGCCGGACGCGGGCGATGCCGAGCGCTCCGACACGTGGTACCGCGAGAGCGTCGAGGGCGACCTGCGCGGGGAGATCGCGCGGCTCACGCGCGAACGGAACGCGGCCGAATCGCTCGCCACCCTGCACATCCAACGCGCCGAGCGCGCCGAGGCCGAGGTCGGGCGGCTGCGGGCGCTGTGTGGCGAGGCGGCGCGCGTCGTGGCGAAGGCGAAGCTGCCGTACATGGGCGAGCAGGCACGCGCCGCCGAGTTGTCGGACCGCCTCACCGCCGCCGCACGCGGGGGGAGGTGGCGAATGGGTGACGGGACCGTGCGGCCGGCGGTGGCGATCCGATTGGACGAGACGCCTGACGGGCCGCAGACGACGCTTCGCGACTACACCGCCATCGACGGCGACGCGCGCGCCATCGCGGCGCGGGTGCGGGCCGAGGTGCGGGCGCAATGTGTCCACTACACCGACGAGGGGCTGGACTGCCTGATCTGCGCGGCGGTGGCCGATGCAATCACGTCCCGCGCGCTCGGCATCCCCACGGAGGCGACGACCGATGGCCAGTGAGCCGACGCTGGACGAGTTGATCGCGTGGTGGATTGAGCGAAGCCGAAGCACCGTACCCGGAACCGAGCATCACCGCCGCGTGACGGCAACGGCGTCCCACCTCCGCCGCCTCAAGGCGCTCGACGCGGCGGTGGGGCGGGTGCGGGAGTTGCACTATGCCGTTGAGCGGGATCGCCACGACGGCGGCGGCTACGAGTGCGCCTCGTGCTACTACAGCGATGGCGTGGCCGAGTCGCACCCGTGCTGGACGCTCCGCGCCCTCGACGCCGGGGGTGGGGCGTGAGCTACGCGGCCGTTGTCTCCCTCTCCGGCGGGGCGCAGTCGTTCGTGGCGGCACAGCGTGCCGTGGCGCGGTACGGTGCGGCCAGCGTGGCGTGCCTGTTCGCGGACACGTCGGCCGAGGACGCCGACCTCTACCGCTTTGTGATCCAAGGGGCGGCGCATCTCGGGGTGCCGCTGTACGTCGTGCGCGACGGCCGCACGCCGCAGGGCGTGCTCCGCCATCGGCGGTTCCTCGGGTCGGGGCGTGGTGCCCCATGCTCGGACATCTTGAAGCGCCGGCCGGTGGACGCATGGCTGGCGAAGCACGCGCCCGCTGCCGTGCTGGTGGTCGGCATGACGTGGGAGGAGCCGCACCGCGTGGAGGCCATCACGGCGCGGTACGGGGACAGCCGCATCGTGTGGGCACCGCTGACCGAGCCGCCGTACCTGACCCGCGACGATGTGTTTGCTGCCGTGCGTGACGCAGGCATCGAACTGCCGCGCCTCTACGCTCGCGGGTACGCGCACAACAACTGCGGCGGCGCGTGCGTCCGCGCTGGACAAGGCGCGTGGGCGCATCTGCTCAAGGACAACCCCGCGCTGTACGCCGAGTGGGAGGCGTGGGAGGAAGACATGCGCGAACTGGTGGGGCCGCACGCCATCCTGCGCGACCGCACGGGCAATGGCACCGCACCGCTTCCGCTGGTCGAACTCCGGCGACGGGTACAGGGCCAGCCGGACACCGTGGACCTGTTCGACATCGGCGGATGCGGGTGTTTCGCGCCAGAGACAGCCGAGGCCGCCCCGTGACCCCCGCCGCGAGGACGTGCGGGAACTGCCTGCACCGCATCGACGGCGCGGGCTGGGACTACGACTGGTGCGCTCTGCACAAGCACGACATCGACCCGAGCGCATGGTGCGCGCACCACACCCCGACCACCCCCACCGCGCCCGCGAGGGCGGAGACGGATGATGAGCTACGCTGACACCACTCCCGGCGAAGAGATTTGCCGCTTTGATCTGTCCGTTCGCATCGTGGACGGCCAACTCGTCACCGAAGCTGACGGCTACGAAATGGTCCTGCAGGTGAACGACGCAGACGGGTGCGACATCCGCATCAGCGAGAAGCCGCCGCACAAGGAGTGGCAATCCGCCGTGGCGGAGCGCCTGCGGTTCGTCGCGGATTTGCTCGACAACGACTACTTCCCCGAGGTGCCCCGTGCCGACGCCTGACACGGCCGCGCTCGCGGCTCGGCTGATGGAGGCGGCCAGCGCGCGCACGGTCGGCTACCACGAGGACTTCGCGCTCGTGAAGAAGGCCGACCTCACCGCCGCCGCCGACGCGCTCGCGGCGCTCGCCGCACCGTCGACCGTCACCGCTAAGCTCACGGCGACGCCGAGCGGCAATACGACCATTCGCCTCGGCAGCGTTACCACCGCCCGCGACGTTGCCGCCTTCGTGCGCGGAGCCGAGTGGGCGGCGCAACGCTACACCGCGACCGGCGAGCAGGACTTCTACGCCATCGCGGAGCGCGCGGCGCGGGGCGAGCACGTGCCACCCACCGGGCCCGCCCCGAGCGTGGCCGAGGCGAGGCAAGCGTTTCTGCGAGCGTTGCAGAGCGACTTGCTTGGCCAGAGCGTCAACACTGCCGACGCCGCCTTCGACGCTCTTCTCGCCGCGATCCGCGCCGACGTGCCGCCGGAGGTGCGGGAGATCGCCACACGGGTGGCCCGCGAGACTGACGGCGAGCGGGACGACGTGACCGTGGCGGTGCTGGACGAGATGGGGCGCGTCGGCCCAATCGCCCGCGTCCGCGACCTCCGCGCCCTCGCGCGGCATGGGCTGGGGGAAACGTGACACCCTTCATCCTCGCCGCCGCTCTCGTCATCTTGGCGCTCGTCTGCGTCGGCGTGCTTATTCTCATCGGCGCGGCGGAGCGCGACCCATGACCGGCCTCCCCCTCATCGCCCAGGCGCGCGCCGACCTCGAGCTCGTCGGCTGGCGGCTCAACGTCCTGCTCACCCTCGCGCACGAGCTGCTCGACGTGCACGAGTACCGGCGGGTGAAGACCGAGGCGCTGGCGCGACTGGCCGGCTGCTCGCAGGCGACGGCGACCAAGGCGCTCGCCGCGCTCGTCGCTCGCGGGTACCTGCAGCGGCGCGACGACTACGACGGGCCCGAGTACCGGCTCTTCTGGACGCGGGCCTATTCCTCGGTGAATCAGCCCGACGCGGCCAACTCTCCGCGACCCGCCGCGTAGCCCCGACCTTGGAGGCGTGACCGACCTCCCGCCGCTCAACCGCCGCCAGCAGCAGTTCGTCCACGAGTACCTGCGCGACCTGAACGCCTTGGAGGCGGCGCGTCGTGCGGGGTACTCGGAGCGGAATCGCTCCATCGGGTCCGAACTGCTCGCGAACCCGAGCGTGAAAGCCGCGATCGATACCGCGCTCGCCGCCCGCGCCAAGCGCCTCCAGCTCTCAGCCGACGACGTGCTGGTCGAGCTGGCGATCATCGGCCGCTCGGACGTGCGCTGGTTCGTGGTCGATGCGGAGGGCAATCTGGCGCTCGCGGAAGGCGCACCCGAGCATGCCTGGCGGGCCGTCCAGTCGGTGAAGACGACCGACCGGATCACCGAGACCGGCCGCGTGCGCACGATCGAGGTGCGGCTCTGGCCGAAGGTCCCGGCGCTCGATCTGGTGGGCAAGCACCTCGGCACGTGGAAGGAGCCGATCAAGTTCGAGGCGGTGCTGCCCCCGGTGGCCGAGTGGACGGACGAGCAGTGCGAGCGCATCGCGCGCGGCGAGGATCCCGCGCGCGTCTTCGGGAAGGCCGGCGCGTGATTGCGGCCGATGTGCTCCCGCTCCGGGCACAGGCGGAGCTCGAGCTGCGGCGCCGTCGCGCGTCGCGGACGCAGGCCCGCGTCGGCTTGCTCGACTACTGCCGCCGCGTCACGCCGACGTGGGACTGGGAGGCGGCGCATCTCCGGCTGTTCGCCGAGCACTTGGAGCGCCTGCGTCGGCGCGAGATCACGCGGCTCGCGGTCGAGTTGCCCGTGCGTCACGGAAAGTCGGAGACCGGGACCGTCCGCTTCCCGGCGCAGTGGATCACCGAGGAGCCGACGACGCGCGTGCTCATCGGGTCGCACTCGGCACTGCTCGCGCAGAAGTTCAGCCGCCAAGCGCGCCGACTCGTGCGCGCGGCCGGGGTGGGCATCAGCGCCGAGAAGGACACCGCGGCAGAGTGGGAGACGGCCGCCGGCGGCGGCTTGCGCGCAGTGGGCGCCGGGGCGGGCTCCGCAGGCATGGGCGCCGACGTGGTCATCATCGACGACCCGTTTGGGTCGCGCGGCGATGCCGAGTCCGAGGCCGGGCGCGAGGCCGTCTGGGACTGGGTCACGAACGACATGCTGTCACGACTCGAGCCCAACGGCGTGGCCGTCGTCACGCACTCGCGCTGGCACTCCGACGACGTGATCGGCCGGATCCGGTCTGGGCAACTCGGCGACGGCTGGGTTATCCTCACGCTCCCCGCCGAGGCATATGACGACGGGACGCCCGATCCGCTCGGCCGCGCGCCGGGGGAGGCGCTGTGGCCCGCGCGCTGGCCGCGGGAGGCGCTCAACCAGCGTCGCACCGAGTTGGGCGAGTACGCCTACGCCAGCTTGTACCAGCAGCGCCCGCAGCCGCGATCGGGCGGCATGTTCCCGTGGGCGAAGTGGGTCGAGCTCGACGCCGTGCCGGTCATCCCCGGCCGCGTCGTCCGCTACTGGGACTTGGCCGGCACGGAGCCGCGTGGCGCGTCCCACGATCCCGACTTCACCGTCGGCGCGCTTGAGGGCGTGATGAGCGACCAGCGGATCGCGATCCTCGACGTGGCGCGCTTCCGCGTCGCGTCGGCCGAGCGGCTCGCGCGGATGGTGCAGGTCGCCCAAGCAGACCGCGCCAAGTACGGCGGGCGCGTGACGTGGTGGATCGAGCGGCCGACGGGCATGACCGGCGAAGAGCAAAAGCAGGCGCTCTCGCGGGCGCTCATGCACACCGGGATTGCCGTGCAGTTCGAGCCGGCGTCCGGCGACAAAACGCTCCGTGCCGAACCGCTGTCGGCCGCCGTTGGTGCCGGCAACGTCTGCCTTGCGCCGGGCGACTGGCGCGACGCCTTCCGCACCGAAGCCGCCGACTTCCCGCGCGGCAAGCACGACGACCAAGTCGACGCCGCCGTCGGCGCCTTCGCCAAGCTCACCCTCGCGCCCGTGTCGGGCGCGGTCACCGGGACGTTCTCGCGATGATTCAACAGGACCCGACCAAGCCGAACTGGCGGCACCCGGCCGCCGTCGCCCTCGACGTGAAGCGCCAGCGGAGCCGCGACCTGATCGCCGGCACCGACGCGATCCACGCCAACGCGCTCGCGTACCTGCCCAAGTGGCCCGGCGAGGACCACGACAAGTACGTCCATCGCGCGAAGCTGGCCGAGCTGTTCGGGGCCTACGCGCGAACCCTCGACGCCGGCGAAGGCCTCGTCTTCGCGGAGCCGCCGCGCTTGGAGGACGGTGCGGGGCAGGCGTTCGCCAGCTTGGCCGAGGATGTGGACGGCATGGGCAACGCCTTGCCCGTCTTCGCGCGCACGGTGTTCCACGACGCGCTCGCCGACGGCGTCGGCGGGGTGCTGGTGGATTACCCGACGGTGCCCGACGTGGGGCAGGTGTCGCTTCGCGCCGCAGCGGAGCGCGGTCTCCGCCCGTACTTCGTGCGCGTGCCGGCGGCGGCGATCGTCAACTGGCGCGTGGCCCGCGTCGGCGCGAACGAAGTCCTGACGCTCCTCGTGCTCGCCGATGCGTTCGTGACCGAGACCGGCTTCGGGTTCAGCGTGACGCCCGGCTTCCGCGTCTACCGCCGGACCGACGCCGGCGTGACGGTCGAGCGCTGGCGCCAGCGGGCGGGGACGACGGACGTGTCGGCCGAGTTCGACATGGTCGAGCCGGCGGTGCCGATCGTCGGGCCGCGCGAGATCCCGTTCGCGCCGTGCTACGGCGGGCGGATGCGCGAGGCGATGGTCGCGGCGCCGCCGCTCGATCAACTCGCCTGGCTGAACATCGGGCACTACCGCGTGAGCGCCGACCACCGGACGCTGATGTCCGTGGCGCACGCGCCGACCGTGTGCGTGGAGAAGTGGCACGACGCGGACAATCCGCCGAAGATCGCGATCGGGCCGTTCAGCCTCATCACGCTGCTCGGCGAGGCGACGGCCAAGTTCCTGCAGGCCGACCCCGACGCGCTCCAGGCGTCCGAACGCACGATGGCGCGGCAGGAACAGCAGATGGCCGCGCTCGGCATGGCGTTCCTCGCCCGCGACCGCGCGCGTGACGAGACGGCGACGGGGCGGCGACTGGATGCGGCGGCCGATTTCGCGACGCTCGGCACGGCCGCCGATGGCCTGAAAGACTGCCTCGAGCGCGCCCTGCAGTTTGCGGCCGACTTCCTGTCGATCCCGCGGGATCAGGCGCCGGCCGTGGCGGTGAGCACGACCTACGACGAGTCGCGCCTCGACGCGCCGACGATTCTCGCGCTTTCCGCGCTGGCCGAGAAGGCGCAGATCTCCGTACGCACGCTCTTGGGAGAGCTGCAGCGCGGGCGCGTGCTGTCCGAGGCGGTGGACCTCGACGAGGAAGAGGCGGCGGCGCTGGCCGCCAAGGCGATCGAGCAGGAGCGGCAGGCCGAGGCGGCGCAGCAGGCCGCCGCCCGGCTCAGCGCCGCCGGCTCAGGCGTCTGACCATGCCGTCGGCGAACGCGATGCAGAGGTCGGTGCGCTCCTCGCCCGGGACCCCTTCGGCCTCGAGCGAGCGCCGGTACGCCGCGACAACGCGGCCGAGCTCGCGCGCGAAGGTCTCCCACCGCTCGACGGCGGCGGGGGACGGGATCTCGGGGAGTTCGGCCATGATGCGGAGGGTAGCGTGACGGAGGTCCGGCAGGAAGACGGGTATCTCGATGTGACGCTGAAGACGGCGCCGACGGTGAGTTGGCTGCTGCCGCTCGAGTGCGAGCAGGAGCTGGTGGCGAAGTGGCAGGCCGGCGCGGCGTGGTGGAGCGGTCCCGGGCTCTACGGCGGCGTGATTCACCTCAAGCTGTCCGACGTGGTCTGCGTCCAGCGGTGCACGGCCGAGGCGCTGGCGGCGCGGCGCAACGATGACCGCCAGCGGGCCGTCACCGAGTGACCCCGTCCGAACGGGAAGCCCTGGCCCGCCTCGAGCGGCTGGCCGCCGGCCTCGCGCCGGCGCTGGCGGCCACCTTCCGGCGCGTCCTCGCCACGATCCGCAATGCCGCGACGCTCGACGCGCTGGCGGCGGCGGCCGAGCAGGGCGGCGCCGACGCCGTGGTCAACCTGCTGCTCTCCCTCGACACCGAAACGGCCGCGACCGCCGTCCTCGCGCGCGGGCTCACGCCGGCCGTCGTGGCGACTGCGCTCACGACGGCGCGCGTGTCGCGCCCGCTCACGGGGCTCGTGGCGGCCGTCCAGCGCGGCTTCCCCGAGGCCGAGGCGGCGGCGCAGACGATGGCGCTGGATCGCTACCGCACCCTGGCGACCGAGCTGCGTCCCGTGCTCCGCGGCGTCGTGGCGGACGGCATCGCCGCCGGCCAGAACCCGCGCGTCGTCGCCCAGGCGGTGCGGAACGTCGTCGGCTTCACCGACTACGACCGGCAGATCATCGCCAGCTTCAGGGAGTCGCTCGAGTCGGGCGACTTCTCGGCGGCGCTGCGCCGCACGCTCCGCGATCGCCGGTCCGACGCCGTGCTCCGGCGGCTCGCCGCGGCAAGCGACGGCGCACTCCAGCCCGCGCAGGTCGAGCGCATGGTCGCGGCCTACGAGCGGACGCTGCTCAACTGGCGCGCCGAGACGTGGGCGCGCACGGCGGCGCTCGACGCCACGCGCACCGGCCAGCTCACCGCATGGCAGGCGGCGATCGACCGAGGCGCGATTGAGGGGCCGCTCGTAAAGCGGTGGGTGACGCGCTTGGACGGCCGCGAGCGCGAGGGGCATCGCGCGGCCAACGGACAAACGGTGCCGTGGGGCCAGCCGTTCTACGACCCGTCGATTTCGGCCTACGTGCAGATCCCGGGACGGGGGACGTACAACTGCTTCCCGGGCGACACCCCAATTGAGGGGGCGGTTCGCGTCGCCCTACGCAGCAGATACGACGGGCCGATGGTCCGGGTACGCACTCGGCGGGGCCACGTCCTCACCTGTACCCCGAACCACCCTGTACTCACCACGCGAGGATTCGTCCCGGCGCGCGCGATCGCACAAGGCGACCAGGTGGTCAGCAAGAGCGACCTCGCTGAACGGGCGGCCCCGTCGGCACTCCCAGACGACGAGCAGGTGCCAGCCACGGTCGAGCAGGTATTCCAGTCGCTTGCGGCGCAGCGGGTGCCGCTCCGCGAGCGGCTTAGTCGTGACGACCTCCACGGCGACGCGAAGCGAACGGACAGCTACGTCGAGATTGTACGGGCCGACGGCCGCCTGCTCGACGACCGCGAGACCCATTCGCTGGAACGCTACGGCCACCGCCGTGGCGATTGGCCGTTCAAGAGGTCCCAAGAGTCGGCGGCTGCGCTCGTTGGCGACCGCTTTTCGGGCGAGTTCGACGGCGGATGCCGGGCGGCTCCGTCGCGCGGCGTGCGCGGCCGACACCTGCCGACGCACCGCAGCGGGGTCGGATCGGAGCACCGCCCACTTAGCGCGCTCCGCATCGGACCGGCCGCGCACTGGGATATCGCGTTCTCTGAGGCGGCGAAGCAGGACGTTTCGAGAGCACCCGGCCTCATCGGCGAGCTGCTTGAGGCTGCATCCGGCTACGTATCGCTCGACGAGGTTGTCGATGTCGGGCAGATCGAGTCTCTTCATGGGTGGGTGTATGACGTGGAGACCGAGAGCGGTGTAAGCGTGGCTGCTGGCATAGTAGTCAGTAACTGCCGCTGCGCCTTCACCGTCCGACCGGCGGCGCTCGCGGACCTCTAGCTATTCACGGAGGAATCAAGAGCACGGGTGCGCGTATCGCGCATGCGTGGCGGGCGTGCGTAGCGTAGCAGCGTACCGCTCGCTCACCCTCTGCACGGGACGTGCTGATGCCGCTCAAGACCGCCGACACCAAGGACGCCATCCCCGAGTCGTACCGCGACGCCGCCTTCGAGACGAAGGACGGCAAGTTCGTGTACGAGGAGCCCGAGGATGTGTCCGGCCTCAAGTCGGCGCTGCAGAAGGAGCGCGAGAGCCGCGAAGCCGCCGAGAAGCTGTCCGCCAAGCTCAGCAAGGAGCTCAAGGAGAAGGCGACGAAGGCGGCGGCCGGTGATGCGAAGCTGTCCGACGAAGAGCTCGCCAAGGTGCGCCAGGCGGTCGCCGAGGAGTACGCCCCGCAGCTCGAGGAGGCCGCCAAGCTCCGCGCCAAGCTCAACGAGGTGCAGCTCGACCAGCAGGTCTTGCGCCTCATCGACAAGGCGGGGGTGCTCGGACCGCAGCGCGACAAGCTCTGGAAGCTCGTCAAGGACGAGTACGATCTGACGGCCGAAGGCACCGCGATCCTCAAGGGCAAGCCCGGCGGGGACATCGCGAAGCACATCGAGAGCTACAAGCAGGAGTACGCGTGGGCCTTTGCGGCCCCGGCGGCCTCGGGCGGCGGCGCCAAGGGCGTGGCCGGCGCGATCCCGGCCGGCATGAAGGCCGACGACGTGCTGGCGAACCCCGGCGCCTTCATCACGGCCGGATTCCAGAAGTCGGCGTAGGCCGACCCCGGTAGGGCGGAGCGGCGCTCCGCAGCAGGACGGCACGGTAGGGCACCGCGTGAGGCGGGCGAACCAACTCCCCATCCCTCACGAGGTGCCATATGGCGCTGAATCTGGTCGAGGCCGCGAAGACGGCCGCCAATCGCGGCGACATGCTCGCCGCCGGGGTCATCGGGACCTTCGCCCGCGCCAGCGGTCCGATGGCCCTGCTCCCCATCGAGAACATCCCCGGCAACAGCTACTCGTACAACCGCGAGGGCGCGCTGCCGGGCATCGCCTTCCGCGGCATCAACGAGTCGTACACCGAGAGCACGGGCGTCATCAACCCGCTCTCCGAGGCGCTCCGCATCGCGGGCGGCGACCTCGACTGCGACGTGGCGCTCGTCAAGATGTTCGGCGCCGAGCGGCGCGCCCGCGAAGTCGACATGAAGGCCAAGGCGCTCGGGCAGGAGCTCTCGCGTGCGCTCATCAAGGGCGACAGCGAGGTCAACCCGCGCGAGTTCGACGGCCTGCAGAAGCGCCTCACCGGCGCGCAGCTCGTCGAGAACAACGCCGGCACCGGCGCGGCGCTCTCGCTGCTCAACCTCGACGCCGCGATCGACGCCGTCGTGAACCCGACGCACCTCATCATGTCGAAGGCCATGCGCCGGCTCATCACGGCCGCGCAGCGCACCGTCGGCGTGGCGGGGACGATCCAGTTCACCACCGACGCCTTCGGGCGCCGCGCCACCACGTACAACGACCTCCCGATCGTCGTCCCCTACGAGGACAACGGCGGGACCGAGATGCTCGCCTTCGACGAAGCGGCGGCGGGCGGCGGCACCACCTCGACCTCGATCTACGTGGTCAACATGTCGCCGGGCTTCCTCTCGGGCATCCAGAACGGCGCCATGGAAGTGCGCGACCTGGGCGAGCTGCAGGGCTCGCCGGTGTTCCGCACGCGCGTCGAGTGGCTGATGTCGATCGTGCTCGAGCACCCGCGCGCGGCGGCCCGCCTGCGCGGCATCACCAACGCCGCCGTGACGGCGTAAGGAGGCCACCACCATGGCGATCAACCAGAAGAGCTTCACCTACGACCACGCCCTGCGTCTCAAGGACGCGGGCGCGGTCACGGCCTCCGGCAACGGGCAGGTCGGCGGATCGGACCGCATCCTCGACCTCGGGGCCGCGCGCTTCGATGGCCGCGTGATCGTGGACATCACGGCCATCGACGTAGCGTCGGCCGACGAGACGTACCTCATCCGCGTGCAGGGCAGCAACTCGCCCACTTTCGCGGCGACCAACAAGACGCTCGCGACGCTCGAAGTCGGGCGCGCGGCGGCGACCGGGTCGTCGGCGGCGGATGCCGCGGGCACGCGGGCGGAAGTCGCGGTGACGAACGAGTTCAACGGCGTCACGTACCGCTACCTCCGCGTGACGCACGTGCTCGGCGGCACCACGCCGTCGATCAACTACATCGCGAACCTCGTCCCGCAGGCGCACTGATGGCCGCGCGGAAGGAGGCGCCTCAGTCGGCCAAGGTCACGGTGTACGACGCCGTGACCGGGGCCGCGCTGGAGCGGTGGCCGGTGGACGCGAAGGAGCTGGTCGCGTCCGGGGCCGCGACGTTCGATCCGCCGGTCGCCGATGCGGCGCCGGCGGAGCCCCTCGTGCCGGAGCCCGAGCCGGTCGCCGATGCGGCGCTGGCGGAGGAGCCGAAGAAGCGAGGGCGGTAACCGGGGGCGTTCGACGCCACCGTGGGCGGGGTCTCGGCCACGAGCTACG